ACGCCATAATCTAATAGTGTGTTAACATAGTCAGCAGCAACATCTTTACGATGTTTTTCTGGAATGTGTTCAATGATCACAGTCCATAGGTCAGCAATTAAATCTTCTTTCATTCTGCGCTCTCCGTTTCAGGTTCAACATTAATAGTTATCTCTGAATCGGTTTTTTCTCCATGTTTTGAAATATCAGACATGATAGTATCAAGACTGCCATTCTCATTGCGCTCCCATGCTTTGCGAAACTGTTTGATAATTTCGCCATCTGCAGTTGTGTACACAAGGCTATTACCTTCTTTTTTCAACATGTTCTTACCTTCAACTAAGTCAACCAGTCCACTATAAGGATTCATACCGGTTTCATATGGGATCTTAACCTGCACACTCTCAAACGGTTTTGCGTAGCGTGTTTTCATTACCTTACAGGCAGCACGAATACCTTTAACCTCAGAGATCTTATTACCGTCCTCGTCCTCTTTGAGTTTGAGTTTACGCATAGCAACAACGATTGAGCTGGCGTAGATAAAACCTTGTCCGCCTGATATCTTGTCATCTGGATCAAACATGTCCTGACTTGCGTATGTGTGGTTAGTACATACCAAACCAATATTCAGTGAACCAAACATGTTAACACAGTTACGAACCAATGCTGTAAGTGCTTTAGGTTTACGGCCCATATCACCTTTTAAATCACCTGCTTCGAATTGATTAACATCTGTGGGAGTCAGTAACATACCGAGACTGTCGATCACAAACAAGATCTTGGGACGTGTTGCTTCATCCATGGCTTTGTACTCTGCCACAAACTCAACTATTGTTTTAGCCACATCATCAATCATGGCCATGTTAAGTTTCATTAGTTTATCTTCGGATGTGTCTACACCCAAGGCTTCCAGCCAATCTTTGTCTAAGGCATTTTCTGTATCGATTAATATAGGAAATATGCCTGCAGCCTGTGCATTTTTAACAAGGTTACCTGCACAGATAAATGATTTACCTGCGCCCGACTCGCCGGCAAACACAGTGACTTTGCCCAATGGAATACCTTTGTGAAAATCTCCACTGATCAAATAGTTTAGTGCGAAGTTATTGGTTGAAATCCAGTCCACTGGATCGTTAAATCCAATGCTAAGACCCTCGATACTTTTTGTAATACTTTTGCGAAATTTGCTTATATCAAATGCTTTTGCCATTATATTTTCCTGTAATGAAAAGAACCCGAGCCTTGAGCTCGGGTCATATTGCCTATTACTTTTGACGATTACGAATCATAGCAAGAATGTCTTGCGCACGACTGGCACCTTCTGCTGCTGCTGGAGCAGTAGTTGCTGGAGCACTTGCTACTAAAACTGGCTCGTCGTCAACTTGGTCATCTACAGGTGTAGATACTTTCGCTACCGCTGGTTTATTAGGATCACCTGTTGCTGAACCCATACCTGCTGGTTTGAAATATTGACCCCAACGATCCATATCATAAGCGTCACCATCTACAGAAGCTTCAAACATTTCTTTCATTACTTTTAGTTCAACATCACCTGGTTTCTTAGGCAGGAAGTCACTTAAATTAAATAGACCGTGAGCATCAATGGCTGCTTTTTCAGCATCACTTAGGGCACGTTCACGACGGCTCCATTTAGAAGTAGAGTAGTCTGCAAATCCACCCTTGCTGGTTTTAGCAATACGGAAATCAAGACCTTTTAGATAGTCTGTTGGCAATTCATCCAATTCTGGATCCATCAATGCACCGCGGATCAGTTGATAAATCTGAGGTCCGATAATAAATCTACGGATAGGATTTTCTGGAATTTTATCTTCTTTGATAGGATCTTCTACAACGAAGCCTTGGAAAATGTATGAACGCTTTTTCCAATACTTACGACCCATTTCTTCCAAACTCTTGTCCTTGAACCAGCCACGAACTTCACTCAAGATCGGACATGCTGTACCATCATTGTACATTTCCACGCATGGAACCTGTACCTGTACTGGGCGTGAATCTGTTTCGCCTTTGATACCGGCGAATGGTAGTTTGATCATCGCACGCTCTACCCAAAAGAATGTGTTGTTGGGATTGCCATCGGGTAACAAACGGATAACCGCTTCCTTGCCTTCTTGCATATTCCAGTGTGGGTAAATTGCGTTGTCGCCGCCGCCTGTTGATTGTCCTGTGGACTTTGATTGTGCTTCTTGAAGTTTCGCACGAATTTCTGCTAATGTTGCCATTTGTATTTGCCTCCTATAGCCTTAAATGGTATTTGTATACTACATGCCTTTCGCATAACAACTATTATGCGCTTTTTATTTAGCAAAGTCAAACTTTTTCTAAAATTATTTTAATTTATTTTAACCAAAAAGAAAGGGCACTTAGGTGCCCCCTTCTTTAGTACTGCCGACGAATTCTTACATGCCTGATAGTTCTCGAATACGAGCCAATTCTTGCAATTCTGGATTTTGTTCAGTTGTTTGTTGTGGTGCCATACGCTCTACAAATTTACGAGCAACATGTTCTGCCTGTTCACCAAACTTCTTACCTACCATGATTGCAACACCTTCTGGCCCTTTCGGGAATGTTCCTGAATCACGATCATAAAATGATTGGATGAATTCTGCAAGTTCTTCGACTTTAATGCCTGTGCGTTCTTTGCGATCACGTTCTGATTTTTCATCTTTGTCTTTGATATCTTTCATAGTCAAGGGGGCTTGACCGGCTTTCTTTCTATCGATTGCTGGTCTTTCATAATCTCTGGGATTGTCAGGATCTACTGCTTCCTGTGGTACCGGTTCCGCTTCCGGGGCAGTTTGGTCACCTCCTTGGGCTGCTTCCGGCTCTGCTACCATATCACCAAAGTCTAACTGCTCCAATACTTCAGGAGCATTTTGTTCTACCCAATCTTTAACCAACTGCCTTACACAGGAATCTGCATCTTCTGAGGCCTGTTCTTTTATCTGTTTATATAATTCGGGATCTTCTATGATGCCTTTGAGGCTTTCTATGGCGTTGATGCCATCGACACCTGCGGGGAAATGCTGTCCTACTAATTCTTGTAAATTTTGAATTGCTGCTGCCTGTTCTTCCGGATCTTCACTGACAATCGCTGAAGCCTCGCCAAGCCCCATTACCCAATTTTCAAAACGTGTAAATGGATCATTGTCTTCTGTGTCGATTTCAACATCTTCATTAGTTACTTCATCTTGTTGTGTCATAGCGACTATGTCGTCATAGCCTATGGTGTTTCCTTCTTTCATCAGTCTATACAAGACCGGAAACACTGATGCGATATCTTCTTTGAAATTTTTAACCGTAAACTTTTCTTTAAATTCTTCTGCAATTTCTTGAGGTACTTCATATTTTTCTTGTGCCTGGAAATTTTCTTTATAGTTTTCGTAGTGGCTTTGTTTGGCTAATGCCTTGATCTGCTCACGCAGATGATTCAGTTGTGCTGAGCTCTGTTCTACAATACCGTTGGTATCAGAGTTCATAAGATCATTGCGAACAACGTAATTTCCAAAACTTTTCAGTTGTGCAATTTCTTCACTCATTCTAATAATGCTTTCACCGATAGCATCATAGGGTACACCGCCGTTGGCCACATGTCGCTGCATAGCTCTTGCACCTGCTAAATGTATAAATGGATATTTAAATCTTTCCCCGTCTTGGTTTTCCACGAACAGTGCAGAAATATGACGTGTTCTTGCACCCGGTTGTGTGTCATCCATGACTGCTTGATTATGTTTAATAATCAATCGTGTATCCATTAGTTTTTGGTAGCTCATTAGTCTGCTACCGTACATAGTGCTTTCACTCATAATGCTTTCTCCGACGGGCTGTTGTATCATGTTTGGCTCTGTTTGTTTGGGTTGTGCGTTTTGACTTAAAAATTCATAATCTCTCTTATCAAGATTATCCTTGGCAATATCTCTTGTATCAAAACTCAATAGTCTGCGTTTGGCAAACTGACGTAATTCTTTTAAGAAACCGTACCAATTGTCTTTTTGTCCATCATCCATTGATTCTGTGATGCCGTGACTGAAGTAGACTTTCATAGAGTTTTGCTCAGCTAAACTTATGCTGACATGCCCGATAGGCTGTTCACCCTCCATGTAATCAAAATCAAAAAATCGTGCTTCTTCAGGATTGATGGTAATTTGACCAGTTTCTGCACCTAATTTAAGTCCAGAAAATCGGCTGCGTATCTTGTAAAAAAGATCTGTTGCTATGTTGTTTCTTGCGTCCATAACTATATTTATCACAGTCCCATGCTAACAAAGATAGGCATAGGCATCTGCTCTTCTGAAATTTTCTCCGTCATTTTATCGTAGATATGCGGATCCCAATCGCTGAGTACATTGGCCATGCGTATGATCAGCAGAGTAGCTGATACAAGATCGTCATGTTCTCCGGTTTTAGCACCAAATCCTACGCCATGTGCCACAAATGTTTTAAGCTCTGAAATCAAAGGTTTTGAATTTAGAACCATTTTACTGGTTTCCAACATATTTTTCAGTTGGCTGCAACAGGTAATTTTACTGCGATGCGTGGTGTTAAATCCTTTGCGGAATTTTCGTATATGACC